GTGGCTCTGAAGGTGCCCATCAGCACCACGTTCTCGTGCCTGAGAAGATGCGGAGCCTGAAACCGGGTGACCGTGTTCTCGTGGCATGGGTGCAGAACGAGGCCGTTGTCATTGATATTGTGGTCAGCTCGTAAAGGAGGTGGGCACAATGGCTCAAAAGTTATACCAGACCTTTGAAGTGCCGGAGATCATCAACGAGGAAGAGCAGCTCGATAAAGAGTACCACCGCAGCATGAAGTGGAACCCTGAGACGGGCGATTTTGTTCGGGATGGCTCCAATAGGGTGCTGGACTGTGACGGGCGCGAAGCGTTCATGATTTGGTGCTTTAAGGCTGCCCAGACTGAGCGTTACCAGTGCCTGGCATATCCTCGCTCCATCGGCACTGAGATGGAAAGCGTGAAGGATGATGACCGGGAGGTGGCACAGTCCATGGTGGAGCGTACCATTACTGAGGCCCTGAAGGTCAACCCTCGCACGGAATACGTCCGCGATTTTAAGTTCACATGGGACGGTGACGAGCTGCATTGTTCCTGCGTGGTGAAGGGCGTGAACTGGGGCGAGTTCCAAATCTCAATCTGAAAGAAAGGAGATGATGCGATACGCAGCCTGAATTTAATATGCCGGACTTCATGGAGGGGACATCTGCTGATGAAATCCACCGCAGGATGATGGCCGAGCTGCCCGATGACATTGACGATATGCCAGGCGGCTTCCCCTACGACATGACACGCCCTACTGCACTGGAAAAGGCCGAGCTTATAAACTTCCATCTGGCCCGCGCTATTATGATTGCGTTTCCGCAGTCCGCGTGGGACGAATGGCTTGACCTGCACGGGCAGCAAGTCCACCTGACCCGTCACGATGCTGTCCGCGCTACCGGCACGGTGACCGTCACCGGCTCTGCTGGCACGGTGCTGGCTGCTGGCACGGTGTTCTGTACCACGGCCACGGATGATGGTCCTTCGATTGAGTTCCGGTCGAATGAGGCAGCAACCATCCCTGACGCCGGCAGCATCGACATCGAGGTGACAGCTGTTGAAGCTGGAACCGGTTCCAACGTGAAGGCCGACACCGTGATTCTGATGCTCAAGCCCATCAACAATATCACGGCCATCACCAATAAAGAGAGCATCACCGGCGGCACTGAGCGTGAGAGCAACGATGACTTCTACGACCGGATTGCTGTGGAGTATAGCAACTCTATGACCTACCTCGGCAACGATACCGACTACAAACGGTGGGCAAAAGAGGCTGGAGCCGGTGACTGCATCGTTGACCCGGCGTGGAAAGGCCCCGGTACTGTTCGGCTTGTTCTGGTAGACGGTAACGGGCAGCCCGCAAACAAGGAGCTGCTGGATGCTGTATTCAACCATATTGTATCTCCTGATGACCGGGCGGCCCGCCTGCTGCCTACCGGCTGCGCCGAGCTGACCTGTTCGGCAGCCACCACTGTGAAGGTGGACTATACCTGTACTGGCCTTATCTACGACAGTGAGCATACCACTGCTGAGGAGATCGCTTCCCAGTTTGGCGAGCTGGTCAAAGCTCTGTATGGGGAGGCGAAGGCAAATAATGTCCTACGCTACAATGATGTTCGCCCGCTGTTGGCTGACATCCCCGGCGTGACAGACTTCTCCACCTTCCTGATGAACGGCAGCATGAATAATATCACGCTGGCGAATATCGAATACCCTGCCACCGGCACGGTAAAGTTCAGCTAGGAGGTGCAGCAGGATGAGGGCGAAGAAAATTGACCTCGAAAATTTTCCTACCAGCGAGAGTGCCCAGCGAATGTTGGCCACGGTCACCCCCGGCTTCTACGATAAGTCCTATGTTGGCAAGTGGCTGTATCAGGTCATGGGCCTCGAATTTGATGAGGCCGAAAAGCTGATTGCTGAGGAGCTGCCCCTGCAATTTTTCCCAGAAACAGCAACATGGGGCCTGATGTACCACGAAATCAAGTGGGGGCTTCCTGTGCGCG